ATGTTGGAAGATTATTGGCTTCCACGTCGTGAAGGTGGTAGAGGTACAGAAGTTACAACACTTCCAGCTGGTCAAAACCTTGGCGAAATGGATGATGTTCTCTATTTCCAAAAGAAACTTTATAGATCACTTAATGTTCCAGTGAGTCGTATTGAACAAGAAAACACTGCTTTCAATATTGGTAGATCATCAGAAATTACAAGAGAAGAAGTAAAGTTTGGAAAGTTTGTTTCTAGACTTAGAAGAAAATTCTCTGCACTTTTCTTTAAGCTATTAGAAAGACAACTTGTTCTTAAAGGCGTTATAGCTATTGAAGATTGGAATAATATCTGTAAAGATATGAAGATTGACTTCACAAATGATGGTTTCTTCACAGAACTTAAAGATAATGAAATCTTAAGTTCTAGAATAGATGTTTATAACAATATGATGCCGTTGATTGGCAGATACTATTCTAATGAATGGATTCAGAAGAATATCTTAAAACAAACTGATGAAGATATTGAAGAACAAAGAGCAAAAATAATTGAAGAACAAGAAGATGAAATCTTTAATCCTCCAATGATGGATGATGGAACTATGGACCCTGGTGCAGGCGGCGGTGGTGCACAACAGGCCGGTGGCGGTGGTGCACCTGTTCAACAAGATGATGGCTCTAAAAAACTTATAGACGCACAAAATACATATCAGCGTTTAATAAATAAAGATAATAAATCATTACAAGACATGTCTAAATTAAAATCTGCTTCACAGATTATAGCTAAATCTGGTGGTGGTAATGCTAAACAAGTCTTGCAGAAATATCAAAGTGGAGTTAAATTATGAGTGACGCAATATTAAATATGATCAATCATTCTAAAGCAGAGAATGCTCTAGACTTTGAAGCGTCTTTTAAAGATGTTATGTTAGATCGTATTACTGATGCTATAAATAATAAGAAAATAGAAGTAGCGCAAAGTATATTTAGAGATTCTACAGAAGATACTGAAGAAGTTGAAGATGTAGAACAGCCTGAAGATAATGCTACGGAAGAAGATACCGAAGAGGAAGAATCTAATGGCGAAGAATCTTAAAGATATCATTAAAGACAGAGCTGGTCGAAACGTTCCAAAGGGTGAAGAAGATTTTCTTTCAGCACATCCTGTAAAAGATCATGAAGATGTCAACAAGAACAAAAACGTTTTCACTGCAAATAATGTGAAAGCAGAACAAGACGTTCAGAAAAATGATCCAGGCCAACGACATGGTTATCGTAGCATTAAAGCTGCCGAAAAGGCATATGAAGAAACTTCAGTAGCAGAAGCTAAGAAGAAAACTCCTGAAAAGAAAGTTAAATCAGAAGATGATAGAAATGTAGACACTTCTGATTATGGTTATTCTTCGACAGGAAGTACAGTCTCTGAAGCAAAGTGTAATATGACAGAAGCTGGTACAATGTGCCCAGTTCATGGTGTAAAAAATTGCACAATAGAAGATACTTACGCTCATAATAAAGAAATGGGCGAAATGACTGACTCTCAGATGAAAAAGAGAGAAGACATTGTAAAGGGCATGAAAAAGAATTATGCCGGCTTTAAACAAAAATATGGTGAAAGAGCAAAGTCAGTTATGTATGCTACTGCAACTAAGAATGCAATGAAAGAAAGCTTTGAAGATGCAGAAGGCGAAATGGCAAAGACACAACTTCGTGCTCTTGCTTCTAAGGCAAACGACTTAGTTAACATGATGCAAGATAATCAAGATTTAGAATCATGGGTACAGGCAAAAATTACTGCAGCAAAGCATGATGTTGATGCAATTCATGATTATCTAATTCACAGAGAAAAACCAGTTGAAGGTACAGATACTGCAATGCAGTTTCCACATGTCAACGTAGATAACGCAGGATTCAACGTATGATTATTAAGCCGTTAGGAATTTCAAATAATTGCAATACTGTAAGTTCAAGTAATTATGGCAATGCTAACTTAGTAAGAGTAACAGACATTGCATTATCAAACGCAGGTCATACTATAAATTGTCATTATGCTAATGGCACATTGAAATATACAGTAGTTATCATTGGCGGTGAAAGTTTACTTCTTGAAAAATCGCCAACAGACACTATTAATTCTAGCAGTATAGATAACTCAGTACGAATTGTGCCTATAGCTTATAAGAATTAAGGAAATAAAATGAAACTCATTGCAGAACAAATCGTAGATGTAGAGTATATTTCTGAAGCTAAAGAAAGCGGAGAGAAAGAACACTATATCAAGGGTATTTTTCTTCAGTCAGAACAAGTAAATCGTAATGGCAGGGTGTATAGAAAGCCTGTTCTAGAAAAAGAAGTTAACAGATATATTAAAGAAAATGTAACCAGCAATCGCGCTTATGGTGAACTTGGTCATCCACAAGGACCATCAATTAATCTTGATAGAGTTTCACACATGATCACAGAATTAAAGTGGTCAGGAAATGATGTTATTGGAAAAGCAAAGATTACTGAAACACCAATGGGAAATATTGTTAAGGGTCTTCTAAAGTCGGGTGCAAATCTTGGCGTATCTTCAAGAGGTATGGGATCTTTAGTTGAAAAGAATGGTGTAATGGAAGTTCAAGGCGATTTTCATTTAGCTACTGCTGCTGATATTGTAGCTGACCCATCAGCACCAAATGCATTCGTCGAAGGAATTATGGAAAATGTTGATTGGGTATATGACGAAAAGAATGGTATTTGGATGCAAGAGACTGCAGAAAAGATGAAACATAAAATGAGAAAAATGACAATGGATGATATTGAGGCAAATAAATTCTCTATGTTTGAAGAATTCATCAGCAGCATGGTTGCAACTAAAAATCGTAAATAATATAAATAATTATTAAAATACTAAGGAGATCCTTAAAATGAACAAGAAACTAGAAACAAAAGATATCGATGCTAAAGAAGTTATCGATCTCGTTGCTGATGCAGTAGAGATCGATGAAGCTTCTAAAGCTGCTGATACTCTTAAGCCAGATTCACAACCAGCTACAGATCCAAAGTCTCGTGTTGAAATCATGAAGACAATGATCGGCGCAATGGCTGAAATGCCAAAGCGTGATCTTGTTAAGTGGTTTGACCAGACACAATCACTCTATGGTCCTGGTAAGGATTGGGGTGTTGGTGATAAGTCAGCATCAAATGCTGCTACTATCGATGCTAAGGGTGCAAAAGGTCCTAAGACAAAAGATCCAATGCCAAAGCTTTCTGTAAAAGAAGACGTTGAAGAAATGTTTGCTGGTCAGGACCTTTCAGAAGAATTTAAAGATAGAGCATCAACACTTTTCGAAGCTGCAGTTTCAGCTCGTTTAACTGTTGAAATGGCTCGTCTTGAAGAAGAGTTTGAAGAAAAGCTTGCAACAGAAGTTGTTTCAATTGAAGAACAACTTGCTGCAAAGTTAGACTCATATCTTGATTACGTTGTTGAAACATGGCTAAAGGATAATGAAATAGCCATCGAATCAACACTTCGTAATGAGATCATGGAAGAATTCATTGGTAGCCTCAAGAATGTATTCGAAGAGCACTACATCGATGTACCTGCTGAAAAGACAGATGTACTCGAATCACTCGCTACTCGCGTACAGGAACTAGAAGAAAAGCTAGATGAAGTTATCAATGAGAATACAGAACTTAAGTCTTCTGTAGTAAGTCATGAAATGAATGATGTGTTTGAATCACTTTGTTCAGATCTTGCTCTTACACAAGTAGAGAAGTTCCGTGCGCTTTCAGAAGGCATTGAATTCGACGGTGACCTTGACACGTACGAGAAGAAGCTTTCCATTATTAAGGAAAACTACTTCAAGTCAACTGAAAAGGCGCCCACTCAAACTGTAGTTACAGAAGAACTCGAAGAGTCCGATGCAACAACAGATGTGGTCTATACTGATCCACGTGTCAAGTCATACGTGCAAGCAATCTCTAGAACAATTAAAAAGTAAATTAGTATAAATAATTTAGAACCTTCGCTAAAAGGAGAAAGATAAATGTTAGTAGAAGAAATTCAAAAGAAATGGGCGCCAATCCTAGAGCATAACGACCTTAATCCAATTAAGGATGCTCATAAGCGTCAAGTAACTGCACAGCTTCTAGAAAATACAGAAAGAGCTCTCCGTGAGTCAGGTGCTCACAACCAGTTCCTTCTTTCTGAAGCATCACCAATTCCTGCAAACTTCATGGGCGCATCAAGCTCAACAGCT